CGCAATAGGCGAGTGCGGTCCGCGAGCGACCCGTCGACGAGTGCAGCGATGTGGTTTCGCACCCGGAGCGCTCTCTTCGGGTGTTTGTCGGCGTAGTGTTCGAGCTCCTCCCACAACGCACCGCGGTAGTCAAAAGTGTGGCGGGCGAGGGCCGCCGAGTACTTGGCGAAGTGGTGCTGGAGTGAGGGGAGGACTGCCACTTGTTGCGCGTAGAGGTGCTCGCACAACCCGAAGATTTCAGGTTTGCGGACGTTGAATTGGCGGTGCAGTGCCAGTGAGAGCGACCTCGTGGTGCGGGTGTACACTGTGGTGGTGCACGTGGTGCCTCCGTATCGTGTGTGGTAAGGTATTGAGAGTTTCTGGGCCGGCATTTTGGTGAATAGCAGTTCACCTTTGACTTGGTCGTAGAGTTTGCCGGTGCCACCGAGGAAGATGAAGCGTCCGTTGAACCGGAACAATGGGTCTAGGGTGCATTCACTCCCACGGATTTTTGATATGCCGACCCACTCAGCACCGGGGACGCAGTGGGCTCTCGCCGAAAAACCGACCGGGCGGCGGATGGAACCACGCTGCCACGCATGACGGATCGGAAAGCGACGAGGTTGGCGAGGTGTTGCAGAGTGTCCTCGAGGTACGGCGCGTCGGGCTGCCTCACAAGGGTGCTTATTTGCGAGACGAGCGTCGAGTTGACTCCGACAGTGGCCATCCCAGCTGAGAGTTGCAGCCACAGGGGGGTGGCGGTGACCTCGCGGATGACTTGACGGTTCACCCGACCCATGCGGTAGAACTCGTACCCGCACGCAGCGGGGAGGTCCATGCTAGCTGCGTCGGGTTCGCGGTTCCAAGGCTGCCACAGCCACCAGAGGTAATGCCGGCTCTGGGCGACGTTACGCGCGGGGACAAGGAGCTGCATCTCCCCGATTTGTGCTGGCGTGACGTGGTAATCACCAGCGATCCGCGTCATCCACCGGTGCAGTCGCTGCCCAAGGGATTCCCATTGCGTAGGGTCGAGTCGGATACCCTTGTCAGTGCAGAGGATCGGGACGTCATCGGCCCCGGGTGGGCGGTCAACGGTGGCGGGCGGGCGGATTGTGGCGCTGCGCCGAGCGTTGATGAAAACCTCTTCACGCCGTGATTCGGGGTATGCGCACGGCCCCTCAGTTAGCACGCGGGCGCGGCAGTAGCGGCACAACCCATCCTGCAGGTGGGAGCGGCAGGCGTAGTTGTGGCACGCCTCGCAATAGCCCCCGGTGCCCCCACCCTCTGCGGTGTACGGAAAGATCAACGCCACCGCGCCCATCACGCTGTCGTGGTCAGTCTCGCGCGGCCCGTGGCAGACGCAACAGGTTGTGCCGTGACCGTTGACCGGTTGATCTTTCCACCACTCAGCGCGTGCGAGCGCTTTGAGTGTGTACTCCCGGCGGCGGATGTCGCGGAGCAGTGCGAGCTCAGCGGCGGTTCGCGGTTGGCGCCAGCGCCGGGTGTCCGGGGTCGCCCGCAGCTGCACGCCGCGGCGGACCTCGCGCATGAGGGCCGGGCGGGCGCGGTGCTGGCTGGCCCCATCATGGGTTTGGTGCTCGCGCGCTGCGGCTGGCTCGGCAACTGCGGTGGTGTGCGGGCGGGCTACAGCGGAGCCTACGGCAGGGGCGGAAACGCCAATTGGCGACTCGGCGGGTGGCCGGTGCTCACGCTCCTCTGATTTCGACTCCTCTATGGGCCTTGGCCGCCCCTTCTTCTCAGGCGGGGGGATCGGTTTGACGATGCGGGGGGCAGAAACGCCTTTCGGCGACTCGACCAATGGTCGGTGCTCATGCCCATCCTCCGCCTCAGAGAGTTGCTGATCCCCATCTCCCTGCGTGCTCTCCCGTAGGGGCGAGCCGTCCACGAACCTCCCGTACACCGCACCGTGCCGGTGCGGGCAAGACTCCGCGACGCACACCCCAAGAAGCATCCAGCCCACGCACGTGCCGGCGGGCGGTTTGGAGCTTCCGCCCCGGACCTGCATTGTTCCGTCTGGGAGGTCATGCGCATCGAGGTACTCGGTCGCGTAGCTCATGATGGTGCGCTTCCCGTCTGTGCCCAATGGCGTGCTGTTCTTGCCTTGCGCCCTCGCCACCTGGTCTCCGGCGGCGCCGGGGTGGTCACCACAGTCCTCGGCGATCGCTGCGGCAGCGCTAGCAGTCATGCCGACGAGGGCCTTCGGATTGTCCCCGGCCTCTGTTTTGCGCCCCAGGTGGTAGTGCTCGCCCTTACACCTCGGGCACGGGAGTGGCGACGGCTCTCCGAGGTCATTGGTGCACAGCACGAGGGATTTGCGATTCGCATATCCCCGGGCGGCGGCAGCGGCCTGCGGGTTGTCGGCCGTTTGCCCTGATGGTTTCCCCCGCTGCCGGCGATGGTGCCGCGGTTTCGCGCAGGTGGCGTCTGGGCAGGCGTGCACGACGTGCTCCCCGTCGGAGGTGGCCTTGGGTGGCCCCGGGTTGGGCTCAATCCCTTCGGTCGTGAGATCTCTGATCCACCCGGCGAGCACGCTGAGCGTGGCGACTGGGCCGGTGAAGAGGAGTGGGCCCGTGGCATTGGACACCATCATCACTCCGTCCCCGCCGCTCGTCGACACGAGCATGATTCGGCTTGGGCGCTCGCCGATGTACGCCATCACGAGTGGGAGGAGGCGGTGCGCAGCGGTGCGATCCCGGACGAGGACTGGCCCGGGATTCGCCTCCACCCCTTCCCGTGTGAGGTCACGCATCCACCCGTGGCGGCGCAGCCTCGGCGCCTCTAAGGCGCGGTCGCCGGGTGACGGTCCCGGCGATGTGTCTT